CCCATAACTTGCCCCATAACATAGATATTTAGCAGTTTTCTTGCCCTTTTTCTTAGTGTGATATATTCTATCTACAAAAAAACCACCTCAATAAATGAAGTGGCTTTTAGTATTTTATCTGCTCAATCACTAATAATTATAAGGCTGTTGCCCTATCCAATAGAAAACACCCATTTCGGCTTTAACTCAAAATATAGTCGCATCATCATCGCATCGGAATAGTCGGGGCTTCTACCTATCAACTGCTTGATATGTTCCTTTGGAATGATAGCCAGCTTACCGTCCTTGTCTATATCCTTACGCTTGACTTGTTCCAGTTCCTGTATCAGATTGTTCTTTAAATGTATATCATCAGTCTGAACATAAACCTCTCCTTTGTTTATTTTCTCCGCCAGCATGAAGTAACATTGACTTTTCAGGTTGCTATAATTCTGTGGGTGTCCGTCTATTTCCATAGGTGTACCATTATTTACAAAGCCATCACAACCAACAATGTCAACTACTCCGCCACCTACTCCGTCCTCATCAACTACAATGTTAGATGTCGACACTTTATAGTAGGTTCTTAATCGGTTAATCTCGCCAGCAACCACAGTTAAGGGCTGTTTTTCGAGAGTTAAAATTTCTACGACCTTGTAGCCATTCCACACCATTAGAACGCTCTTATCGCTCCCAAATCGTGCCACGTCAGCCGTTATGTACATCTCTCCGCCAGATACGTATGTAGCCGAGAATATGTCTGTAATTTTATCGTATGGTATGAGTGCCGAAGGGTCATCGTCAAACTCCCAATTCCCAAACAGTAACCTCTCCTTTGAAATAGTGTCAAGCTGTAATAAGTTGCTTTCGTAATGCTGTGATATAAATTTATTATCGGTTAATAACGATTGAATAAACTTCATACTGTCAGGTAGTTTTTTCTCCCTGTAGGGCTTAAAAAATTTTTCATACAAATAGCCCTTCGAAGGGTTGCATGTTCCCAGCATCTTAGGTATTATATTATTCTCATCTAACTTGTACCTTATTCGCGACTTGACAATGTTCCATGCTTTTTCTGTAATCTGATTACACTCATCAACAAAAGCCCCTGTTATCTCTAAACTGCCTAAACTGTCAAAGTTTGGATCGCTTGGATAAAGAAACAAATCTTTTAATAAAATAACGCTCCCATTTATTAACTCTATCTGCTGTAGCTGTTGGTTATACTTGTAGTGTTCGCCAGCTGTCAGCCCCTGTATCTTGCACACCTCAAAGAACGTGTTCAGCGTGGTTTCTCGCAATGTTTTAAGTGTAGCCCTACCCATTAGCCACCTTGTACCTTCGTACTTTACTGCCGACTTTAAAAGCCAGTAGCAACCTAATAAGCTTTTTCCGCCACCAGCACCACCGCCGAACAATACTTCATTTGTCCTATTGTCCTCTAAATAGTCAAGTGCTTCACTCTGTTTCTTTGTCAATTCCATCGCTGTATCGTTTTTCATTCCAAACTACCGTTAAACTCTGATTGTTCATATTCACCTCAACGCCCCCGGTCGCTTCACCTTTGAGACGAAAATATAATTCAATCGCTCGTAAATCTCCGTCCAGTATCTTTTTATAGAGAGCGCAAAATACCGCATCTCGATAAGTAGGCTTCTCAATCTTAAACGCTTTTTCAATCTGCTGTGTCTGCGTTAAGTCATCGGGTAATTCCATTTCATCTATCATGTCTAAGGTTGCTTTAAGGTCTCGTTTCCTACGCCTTGCAACACCAGACGCAACTCCGCCAGCTCGAGTAATCTCTCTTAACTGTTCATCGCTTCGCCTGTCAAGTGGTGTTAAATTTTTAATCTTTTTCATTGCTCAATCATTGTTTAGTTAATTTATTTGTTTCATAATTCATAATTCTTAATTGTTCATTGAAGTAATCAATCATATTATTATACGCTTTTCGTGCCTTGTATGCCCTTATCTCTCTTTTTATTAGTGAGACTACACTACGAACAAATAAGCTCCCACAAGTCAAATAAATGATTGTGTGAATAACTGTATTAAAAAATGCTTCCATCATTGCTGTTTTATTTTAATATTTTTATCTCTGTATATCTTTTATATCTCATAATATCAAGTGTTTGAGTGTGTCAAGTGTTTAAGTTTATTATTTTTCCTTGTTACATCTGTTACGGTTGTTACGCTTAATAAATGAAAATTGAAAATGATTTTTAAAAGTTGTTTCTTATAATCAAAAAAAGACCGTAACAAGTGTAACAGATAACAAAAAACACTTTGATGCGCCTATCCAATCACTTAATACCTTGACGCACCACCACCCACCACCTGCCCACCCAATAAATTAATTAACCATGATACCGCTGTATCATTCACTCACCCATTTAAAACGGTAAATCGTTCGCTATCATTGAGCTGTCCATATCGTCCACATCATCATTGCCACCTATAACCTGCCACTCTCTCACCCTCTGCGAATAGGTGTAATTAAGGTTGTGATGTTCCACCCAGAGGTTTACATCACGCTTCACCGTGTGAGTAGTCCACAATGGCAAACGGTCATATCTCATTGAGCTATTACGATAATGAATAGTAAGAAAATCGGTTACCGAAAAGCTCGAGTACCCTGATAGCTCCTTAAATATACGCTCCATCTCTGATACCTTGCCTTCATTATTTCCTATGTACGCCAGATAACGGCTTTCTTTTTTGTCGATTGAAATTTCCAGCAAACCATATTTTAGGAACGCCTGTGCACATCGGCACATAAAAGAATAAAATCTATTCCATTCGTCAGTATCCCAGTCATCAAAAAATCTTTCACCAAAATATTCTTTTGGGGTAAAGGTTGCGCTCCAAAACGGTTTAAACTGATATTCTGCATATCGTGCAATAACGCTCTGCTCATCACTCTGCATCGGTACGACAAAGTTTGTTGTAATTGCCCACTTGGGTGTTTTCCGATATTCTATTTCCGTTGCGGGCTTACCCTTCCTTTCGCATGCAATACCCCCAGTAATTGAAGTAAATAAAGAATAATAATTAAAGTTTTTCGGTACGTCATCTAACTGATAAATTTTAAAAAACTCTTCCAAATCACTAAACTTAAATTTATACGAAGGGTCAAAACTATCATCAGGCTTTAACATCGCTTTTCGCATGAGTGCAAGCGCACCCAATATAAGGGACTTGCCCCTGCGTCCGTTGCGTTCCTCTCCATTTGCCCCAAAGTCGCTGTATATTATCGCCTTGTTAAAACTTGGGTCTCTGTAGGTGGATATAAGGTAACCGATAGACGTATCAAACGCTTTGATGTTAAACAAATCGTCATCTGTCCAGTCATCAGGTTTATCCGTGCCTGTGCTTCCGCACTCTAAAAACCTCTCATACATTCCTTTATCATCTGTATATGAAAATTTATGTTTCATTGATGCCACCGGTACGAACAAATCAAGCTCTTCGTAATCTATTAAGGTTATTGTATCAGCCTGCACCTGTGCCACCTTACCCGAAAATGGAATATAAATATTATTCTTATCGTCTAACTGCAAGTTGTACGGTACACCCTCAAACAACTGCCAAACTGCCACCGCTTGCCCACGTACCGAATGAAGTTTATTTTTTAATTCTACGCTCTCAATTCTTGATGTTAAAAAGCTTACGGTGTCAGTTTTATAGTTAAATTCTTTAAGAATTCCGCCATCATTAAGATATACCCTTATTTCGTCCCTGTTAGGTTGTGAGACTCTTAAAAAACCGTATGCTTTCAAGTATTCGGCTGTTCTGCTCGCATCAAGTTTACCATTGGTGTCAAAAATAAGTTGGTCGATAGGTCGCTCAAGCCAGCCATTATCAATAAGGTATTTCACCGCCTTCGTTTCACCACCATGAAGTATTGACAGTAAATCAAAGGGAATATAAGTCTCTCCTGTTTTTAGGTTGCGCCAGTCGGACTGTATCCGATAATAACCATCTATCATAGCAATAAAAGGTTTCTCTCCATTACTGCTTAGTGCTTCATGTACCGCCTCCCATGCGCCCATTTTTGCAGTTTCATTAAAGATATAGCTAATCAACTTTTTCATACTGTGCCCCCTTTCCCTGTTTCTTTAACCAGTTTATTAAGTCTGTCAATATCAGCTCCCAGAGCGTCTACAAAGTTGTTATTATCTTGCATGGCTATTTGATTTAATGGGTGTATATTTCAGCTTACTGTCTCGTACGTACAGATACCATGCTTTATGCCCTGTTACCTCGCAATAGTTAGTACCCCAGTACCCGATAAAGCGTCTTTCAACCAGTCTTAATATTGAGCTTCTTACCTCATTATAAGTGTACCTGTTATTTAGTTTATCCACTACCATGTTAGTA